AAAGAATTCCATACCTTCAGGAGTCGCTGAGAAGTGAGCGTTTAGGTTTTCGTCATACTCAATCTTGACAAGCCCAAGTTCATACAGAGACATAAGATTGTCATTTACACCAGACATTATCTCTTCGTATAATTCTGGCATTACTTCCTTCATTACTTCAAAGTTGTAGGTATAGGTGACTTCGCCATCTTCATCAAAGCCCTCTTCCTGAAGGATACACATTTCAATGAGATAGTCAACGAAAGCATCTTCGTCATCAAACTCCATGTCAATGGGCTCGTCGTTTTCCATAGGACAATAATAAGATGTAAACTAAACCTATGATTTATGCACGCTTTAGACACGAAGATTCTGATGTATATGTATACCTAAACCCCAAAGGCATTGTCTGTGGGATGTGTTATTTCGGGGACAACCTAGACCTAAACTACCTAGCAGAGACAACCCAAGAGATGATTGACCATCTCAAGGCCCACCAAAAGGCAGGACAAACCGTCCCTACCTCAACCTTTGACACCCTCCTCCTAGACAATCCCTTCCCCCCAAAAACCGCCACTTCCGATTAGTACGGACCTAGAGCGCGGAAAAACCAACTTTCTATTGTAGAGTGGACACATGACAACACGAGTTCTTATATTGGCAGCAGGGGATGCAACTCGTTGGCAAAACCATCGCGGAACTCCTAAACATAGACTTATTATTGAAGATGAAGTTCTTATTGAAAGAACTGCTAGACAGTTTCTTAAATACACAAATGACGTTGTCACAGTTGTCCAAAAAAACGCACATCAAGTAGAGGGTTGCTCTATGTACGTTCCAGGTCAGGGTAGAAATCTCAAAGACATGGCTAAGTTCATGTCTTCACAAACCATCTGGTCTGATGACAGAACAGTTCTTGTTTTTGGTGATGTCTACTTTACAGATGAAGCAGTAGAAACAATTATGTCTGACACAAAGCAGTGGCGCTTTTACTTACGTCAAGGAGCCTCCACATTTACAGGGAAGGGCTGGCGAGAAATATTTGGTCTTTCTTTTGATGCTTCTTTCAATAAAGATATGAATAAAGCAATTTTTGAAGTAATTTCTAAAAACATTGCTTTTAGAACGGGCGGTTGGTTTTTGTTTAAGCATTTACAAAAAACTGAAGACGACAACAAACTATTTATTGCAGATAACCACATCAATATTGATGACTGGACAGAAGACTTTGATTTTCCAAAAGACCTTGACACCTGGGAAGAAAAGAGGATGGCGTGGCTAAAAAAGCAAAAGAAAAAAAGCAAGTGAGACAAATTTCTGATGAAGAACTTCGCTCGCGGGGGTATATGACAAGCGATGAGTTTGTAGACACTCTTGTTCCAGGCCTTAAGGAGTATTTACATAGCAACTGGTCTTATGCAGGTAGGGGTGAACTTCATCATCCAGAAGACCTTATTTCTAATGTCGCCTCTTATGTAGAGGTTGCCTTCCGAGTTATTGGTGATTTTGGGGTTGCCGAGAAGAAAAAGCCTTAAGTGAATGAGGCTGAAGTGGACGGAAGAACGCTCTCGTAGATTTTGGGAGAAGGTATATATAGATGAAGATGAAGATGATTGTTGGCACTGGATTGCTGCTGTAAGCAGTAGCGGTTACGGAGTCTTTGCCTACCAAAAGAAAAAACTACTTTCTGCCCATAAAGTTTCTTGGGCGATTGCTTATAACAACTACAAACTCTCCAGTAGCAAGATGCACGTTATGCATACTTGCGACAATAAACTTTGCGTCAACCCTTCTCATTTAGTTCTTGGTACTCCAGCAGAGAATGAACAGATGGCTATTGAAAGAGGAAAGCCGACTATTGGAGATATTGTTGGCAGACCAATCCTTAATACTTACTGTAGACATGGTCATTTACGAACACCAGAGAACACAATTACTAAATCAAAAAAAGGAATTAGATATCCAGTTTGTTATCCGTGTTATCTAAAATGTAATCGAGAGTCTAAGGCTCGTGTCTCAAAAGAAAAAAAGGCAGAGTATATGCGGACTTACAGAGCAAAAAAGTCTAGTCTTGCTCAAAAGAAATAAAAGGTCTTGAAGTATAGATGTCGTTTGCTTCAGCAACCTCTAGCGCTTCTTGCCAATTAGCACCTACACAAAGCGCACCTATTGCATACTTTGAGCCACTACCAATTCCATAAATACCGTCGTCCCTCAAACTAACAGTGCAGGTTGTATCTATCTCATAGATAGTTCCACGAACAGCAATCAAAAACAAAAAGCCAGCCTCTTTATCACTTTTATCTGGCTCATAGCCTTTTTCTTTGAGACAAGCCTTGATGCTTGGGGCAACCTTTGAAACTACAAAGTTGTACATATCTTTCTTGCGAGGAGGCTTTGGAGGCTCCCATAGGTGCTGGATGATGTCGCAAGCGTCAGCATCCCCTGAGCCAGCAATTAGATACTCACCACGCTCAACAATCTTCTTTACTTTGTCATGCACATACGGACGACCAGTTTCCCCTGTTGTTTGCGAGTCGCAAGCCAGCACGCAGTAGCCAGCCCCCTGAATCCCAATTACCGTCGTCATAAGCCCCAACCTTACCCTAAAACACCCCCTACCCCTTCCCTAACCCTCCTAAACCCCATCCTTTCGGCTTCTTCGGTTTACGGACCTAGAGCGGGAAAAATTGAACTTTTCATTGTATAGTTGTCAAATGATTCTCAATATGCTTCAAGACGAAATCGACGAGTGTATACGAGTAGGAACTACACGCTATCGTCGCAAGTTTGGCAGTGTAGATAGGCCCAACTACGCCAAAGGCAAACAGAACGGAAGCCTGGAACACGAACTCAATGCTTCTATTCGTGCTGCTGTTGCCGAATGCGCTGTTGCTCTTGTTACCGAGCAAGTATGGGGCGGTTCCTACACATACAGCAATAGGTTTCACGAATACAGAAAACATCTTGCAGATGTTGGCCAAAAGATTGAAGTACGAACAATTCGTACAAGTGACGCTGTTGCTATCTGGGAAAAAGACAAAGGCAAGACAATTGTTGGATGCGAATTACTTGACCCAGAGTATTTTACAAAAGTTGAAATCTTTGGCTATGTAGTCGCAGAAGATGCCATGCTCCCTGAATTCGTGGACCCAGCCATTGACGGGTGGCGCTACCCAACCAACCTACTTACCCCCATAACCCCCCCTTCTTGGCTTGAAGTCTCCCTCATTGATTAACGGACCTAGAGCGCAAAGATTTGACTTTTCTATTCTATAGGTATACCTTAAGGCTATGACTACAAAAACCATTGACTCAACCACGTTCTACAACATCATTGACGAACTATTTGTTTGCTGCGACGAGCACCAGTTCCGCTACTACTGCAAAGCCCATCAAGAGCGCATGGACTGCCAGTTCTGTTCCTTTGACCCTTATTCAAAGTGTGACTGTAGTGAGTAAAGTAATGTCAGCAAACCGAGTAGTTATCTGTCCAGTATGTAATAAAGAAGTTGAAGTCCGTTCGGGCTTTGCTCACCATACCCTTGCACGACATATGAAGGAGCATAAGAAGTGAATCAATATTTTTGGTTTTTATTTGGGCTAGGACTTGGTTTGGCATTGGACTGGGTGTTAGTAAAGTTTATGCTTAGGGATATAAAAAAGAGGTTATTAGAGTTAGAAAAGAAAAAGTAAACGTCTTTTAGGCAAAAATCGTCCAATGTGACACTTAGAAACAGTGTGATATTGTTAGATTATCTGTACAGTCTTAGGTCTAAGTCTGTATACTATAAGCAGGGATACTCCCTAGAAAACGAGGAAATATGAACCTAGACTGGCAAGATCCATTTAAGTTAGCGTTTGAATTGGCTTTATCCATTATTGGTTGGGGTCTGGTCTTTATTGTTGGAGCCTTCGGTGTTGTTCTGGCTTACGCTGTCGCAAAGGCAGTAGTTCAGGTATTTACTAAGAAGTCTTCTAAAAAGGGAAGTAAGAGCCCTATTGACAGAACTTACGACAAAGCACTCAATAACTTTGCCAAAGGCAAGAGTTTTAGAATTGTAAAAGACAAAGAAGAAGAATAGCCCTTGGACATCAACTTCAAATCCGATGTTGATGTTCAACTAGTCAAACACAGCGCTTCAGACCAAGACATTGCTTTTGCAGCAAGAGTCAGCACTATTGGCGAGCGCACAGTTGGCTACGAAGACAACGACGACAATAAGAAACTTACTGGTCTTATTGGCTACTTGATGAAAGACAGGCACGGCTCACCTTTTGAGCACTCTGTCTTTACCTTCTATGTAAAGGCTCCCATCTTTGTTTGGCGTGAACATATGCGTCATCGTATGGCTTCCTACAACGAAGAGTCAGGACGCTATCGAGTCTTAGAGCCAGAGTTCTATATTCCTGGGCAAGATAGAAAACTTCTTCAAATTGGAAAGCCAGGGGCATATACCTTTGAGCCAGGAGATGCAGAACAGATGGCAATAACTCTGACTTCCTATAGAAGGACTTGTAAAGAGGCATACCAAAATTACGAGGATATGCTTCGAAGCGGTGTTGCTCGTGAAGTAGCACGAGGAGTCCTTCCACTAACAATTTACTCATCTGCATACGTAACTATGAACGCTCGTGCGCTGATGAACTTCTTATCCCTTCGTCGCAATGTCGAGGGTCAACGTTTTCCTTCCTACCCCCAGAGGGAGATTGAAATGGTTGCAGAGAAGTACGAGGAGATATTCAAAGAGTTGATGCCTATAACTCACGATGCTTTTATAAAGAATGGAAGAGTCGCTCCTTGACTGAAAAGAAAAAGATTGCTTACTGCTATGCCCGTGTATCTACCCAGATGCAAGTGGACGATGGCGTAAGCCTTGATGCCCAAGAGAAGCAACTTCGCTATGCAGCGGAGTCTCAAGGGTATGAAGTAGAGATGCTTCGTGAAGAAGGTCGCTCTGGAAAAAACATTACGGGGCGACCAGTCTTAACTGCTGCACTAAACAGTTTAGATAAAGGAGAAGCAGAAGCCCTCTTCGTTACACGGCTAGACAGACTTGCTCGCTCTACTAGAGACTTTCTTAGCATTGTTGACCGTTCACATAAATACAACTGGCGTCTAGCACTTCTTGATTTAGGTTTAGATACTGCAACTTATCAAGGTCGCTTTGTTGTAACAATTATGTCTGCGATGGCAGAGATGGAACGTGGAATGATTTCACTTCGTCAGAAAGATGTTCACCAAGATAGACGTACTAACGGAAAAGTTTGGGGTATTGACTTAGGCCCACTACCACTAATAAACGAATCAATTAAAGATAGAATTGAGAGAGAAAGAAGTCTAGGTCTTTCATATAACTTGATAGCAAATGGTCTCAATAGAGACGCTATACCAACTGCTCTTGGTGGAAAAAAGTGGCACGCATCCACGGTTCGTCACGCACATTTACGCAACAAAAAGTAATTTATTTATTTACATACTGTAAAATAAGCACTGGAAGATACAGATATTTCTGTATGAGATTACCTATGGTGGGAGTATCTCGTCGTGCTTTGTCGCGCTCGTGTTATTACAAAGAAGGTCCAAAAGCGGACTCTTCTTTATATTCTGTCTGTCCCAATACTTTCTTTTATTTATGGGATACTTAGTTCAACAACCGCTGTGGCTGAAGAAGCCCAATCTTCGAGTGGGGGTGATGCTGGAACCAATAACAACGCAAATTCCAATGCGTCGTCGGAGGTGATCCCAACAGGCTCTTCAGTGGAGTCCACGCAAGACCCACTAACTGAAGCGTCAACTGCTGTAGCAACGGCAGCATCTACTGTAACAACACTTGAAGAAAAAGTCGTACAGATAGCGGAGGTAGTAGCATCAATACCACAACCATCTCAAACAACAACACAAGCAGTAGCAGACGCAACTACACAAGTACAAGAAGCAAGTAGTGCTACTCAAGAAGCAACAACTTCAGTTGCGACAGCGCAGACAGCAGTTGCAACATCGGAAACTGCCAATCAAACTTTGGCCCAAGCAACCACCTCAGTTGCAGCCCAAACAACGGTAGTAGCAACAGCACAAAATACTCTTACTCAAGCAGCAACAGCAGTAGATTCTCAAGAGGCAGTAGTTGCCTCCGCTCAGACAGCAGCAACATCAGCACAAGCAGCAGCAGATTCTGCCAACACAACTACAACCTCGGTTGAAACATTTACAAATAACACAACAACCGTTGTAGCAATAACAACAGGGACTACAACAGTAACCTCTTCTACATCCTCAACTGGAGTTTCTATTGGTGGGAACTGGGGCACCCCTCAAACCTCTGGACCAGGTCTTGTAATTATTAACCCAGCGGACAATGTTGTTATTGATGTAAACCCATCAAATACTGGAACTGTTACTCAAGTTGTTATGGGTGTTTATGCTAAAAACGGTGATACACCAATTATTACAACAAACGCAGATGGAACCACAACCACAACGGTTATGGATAACAACGTCTCTCCTCAGCAACAGTCAGTTTCATATACATCCACAGAGACTGTAACTGGCACAAATATAGATACTGTAACTATTGTAAAAGATGCTGATTACTATGTTGTAGATAATATAACAATTACTAAAACAACTTCAGACCCTGCTCTAGTAGCAACTGCTCAGGCTGCTGCAAATACATTATCTACAGCACAAAATACTCTTACTACCTTACAAACAGCAGAAACAACTGCTACTACAACACTGTCTACGGCCCAAAGCACTCTTGCGACTCTACAGACAACTCAAGCCACTGCGCAAAACACAGCAGCCACTGCGCAAAACACCGCTGAGACAGCAACAGTCACTGCTGTTTCTTCAACAGAGCAAGCAACTTCTGCTGTAGAAGAAGCAGTTGTAGTTGTTGCTCAAACTCAAATTGTTGTTGCTGCTGCTGCTGTAGAGGTTGTCTCCAGCACACTAGAAACAATTGTTACTTCAGCAGACAACCTTCCACTAACAAAGCCTGAAGTTTCTACAGCAGTTGATAACGCTGTTGACGCTGTTGTTGAGGCGCAAGAAGCAGTAGAAGCAGCGCAGACTGCTATGGATACAGCAGTAACTCTTGCTCAGACTGCCCCTACAGTAGAAGCAGCGACAGCAGTGGTTGCTGATAAGACAGAAGTTTTACAGGGAGCACAAGCAGCAGTAGATGCTCAAGAGGTAGTAGTAACGCAAGCCGTTACTATCGAGGCCACTGCTCAAGCAGTAGTAGATGCTGCTACAACTCCAGGACTAAAGGTCGAGGTTTACAACACTCAAGGACAAAATGCTGCACCTGTAGTTCCAGCAGGAGCAACTCCAATTCTTACAACTACTGACACAAATGGAATCGATGAACAATGGGGTGGAGGTGTAGTTGCTGGAAGTAATAAAGCAGAGGATGTAGTTGTTAAGTACTCTGGAATCTGGACTCCTCAAACTACTGGAACTCAATACTTACACGCTCCAGGAGATGATGGAGTAAAACTTTATCTTGACGGTGAACTTGTTATTAATGATTGGTATGACAAAGGTGGCGGAGGCTCAACTGCTGATGTTACAACTACCGCTGGAACTGGAAAAGCACTTGAATTGTGGTACTACGAAAATGGCGGAGGCGCTTGGGTAGCGCTTATGCGTTATACAGATAATGGCACCTGGGAAGTTATTCCTGGCTCAGAGTTTACTCAGTCATCAGCGACTACTCAGCAACTTCAAACATTGGCTACTGCTGAAGCAAATGTTGAGACAGAGCAAGATGAACTTGAATTTTTAGAAGCAGAAGAAGACGCTGCTGCTGATAATTTAGCCGATGCTCAAGCAGATTTACAAGATGCTGAAGACGCTGTAGAGGCAATGGAAACAGCAGTAGTTCTTGCTCAAACAGCAATTACAGAAACTGTTGAAGCAATCCAGGCTGTACAAACTGCTCAGACCGTTGTAGCACAAGAAGTTATTCTTCAAAGCCCTATTGCTCCACCTACAAACATTGTTGTTACTCAACTAAGTAATGGTGATGTTCAAGTTTCTTGGGACCCTCCACCACCTGGTGTAATTTCTCCAGAGCGTTATGCAATTTCTTGGTCAACTGGAAGTAGCGGATGGGGTGTAGCAACTGGAAACGCAGGAGATGCAAATGCCCTTAATACAAGTATTGTTCTTTCAGCATCTTTGTTTGAGTCAACTGGTGGATTAGATACTACTTATCAAATTAGTGTTCGCTCAGATAATGACTCATTAGCGAAATATTCAGACATAGTTGCTACTCAAGTTTTTGTTGATGATCTAACTCCACCCCCACCTCCACCTCCTCCAGTAGAACCAGAACCAGAACCAGAACAACCCCCTGTTGAACCAGAACCTCCAGTTGAACCTCCTGTTGAACCTGAAGAGCCACCAGTAGAACCTGAAGAACCTCCTGTTGAACCTGAAGAGCCACCAGTAGAACCTGAAGAACCTCCTGCTGAAGTTACAGAAGAAGAAATTGTTGCTGCGGTAGATGATGCTCTTAGTGATGGAAAGTTGAGCGCCTCAGATGCGGAAGACATTCTTGATGCTTTAGGTGCAGATGGTGAAGTTACTAAAGATGAAGTAAATAATCTTTCAGATGCACTTGCTGCTGATGGAAAATTGACAGAGGCTGAAAAAGACCTTGTTGCAGATGCTCTTATTGAGTCAGTTGCTCCAGGTGAAACTTTGACTAAAGAACAGATTCAAGATGCTGGAATTGAGTATCAAGACCTACCTCCAGAGACCCCTGTCGAGGTTCGTCAAGATGAGAATGGTAACGAGATTATCATTATCGCTGAGGTAGCAGCAGCGCTAGAATTGATTGCTGACCCAGGCGCATTGGTAGATGCAATATTTACTGACCCTGCACAGGCTTTGCTTGCTTTAGCAAGTCTTGGTGCAGATATGTCTGAAGAAGAACGTGAAGAAGCAGAGAAAATGGTTTTGGCAACTGTTGTTGTTGGTCAAGCAGTTGCTGCTGCTTTAGCGGTAGCAGCACCGCCCACAGGCGGTGGAGCACCTGTTGGTGGAGGAAGTAGTCCTTCTTCTCCTAGAGGTGGAGGAGATGCTGGAGGACCTGTAGGTCGTGAAAGCGGAACTCGTCGCAAAGTAAAAACAACTAAAAAAGTAAAAACAAACGCTAGAACAAGGAGAGTGAAATAATGAGAGACTTCCTAAGAGACGTCTTGGACCAAGTCTGGACACTGCTAGGTATGTTTATTGCTTGGCTTGTTCTTGATGGGTCTGCTAAAACAATTGTAGGTTACGCAATCATATTTTCTATGGTTGTTTGGTGGTCTACATACCCAATCAGACGTGACCGAGAAGAAGAATAATAAAATAGCCTTGTAAGACCTCCGTTATGCTATAACCATTGTACTTAATACAGTGTAACGGAGACGAAACGTGGAAGACCTAGTAGCACAATACAAGGCCAAGATAGAGCCTCTATTTCCTCTTGCAAAAAAAGCATACGGCTCAAGGTTTCAAAATACTCCAGCCCATAAAGCAAGTAGAGAATACACACGTCTACTGGTTGAGTTTTACTCTATAGGAGGCAGTTTGCCAGAACTGGCTAAAGCACTAGGTGTTGCTTATCCAGGATTGCGCCGTAGGGTAGTGATGGAAAGTGTGTCCATATCTGAAATTAAACCAAAAAGAAAAGCAAATAAGTCAGAACTCCCAGCAGCAATTGAAAGAGTAAAAGTGGCAAGACTTTCTGGAGATGTCTCTGTCTACCACAAACAACTTGCTGAAGAATATAAAAATGGATTTTCATTACAAGATATTGCTAAAGGACTAGGTCTTGGTTCAGCAGCGCCTCTATATTACGGAGCGCAACGCAGTCTCCAAAAAGGTGAGTAATGGCTAAAAGTCTTATGGAGGTTATTGCCTCCCTACCAGATGAAGAAAAAAAGTTAGCACTTGCTGGTGTTGATATGGAAACACTTATGTGGGACTGGAAATCTTGGGGTAGACCAGAGCAAATAGCACCAGATGGTGATTGGAATATTTGGATTTATCTTGCTGGTCGTGGTGCTGGAAAAACAAGAGCAGCAGCCGAATGGGTTAGAGAAACCGCTAAATACACAAACACAGGGCAGCGACGATTTGCTTTAGTTGCCCGTACAGCAGCAGATGTGCGTGACGTTATTGTTGAAGGTGAGTCAGGAATTATGAATGTGACGCCACCAAGTGAGCGTCCACTATACGAACCATCAAAGCGCCGATTGACTTGGCCTAATGGGAATACCGCAACTTGTTTTACTGCTGACGAACCAGACTCACTTCGTGGTCCTCAGTTTACACACGCTTGGGGAGACGAGGTAGCCGCTTGGCGTCAAACTCCTGATGCTGCTGGTATGACTGCCTTTGATAACTTGCGTGTTGGTACTCGTCTTGGCCTAAACCCACAAATAATGATTACTACCACACCTAAGCGTGTTCCACTACTTTACACATTATTGGATGAAGCAAAAAAAGGAAATAAGGTTGTTGTTAGTCGTGGCTCAACTATGGACAACTCAGGGAACCTGAGTGGTGCCTATCTAGATACAATTATGGGAGTTTACGAAGGAACACGTCTTGCTCGTCAAGAACTTTATGGAGAAATGCTTGATTCCATTGAAGGAGCACTTTGGACATTAGAAATGATTTCAGAGTCAAGACAAGGAATTCTTCCACCGCAAGCCCCTCTCAGAGTTATTGGTGTTGACCCATCTGTTGCTGAAAATCCACGAGACGCTTGTGGAATTGTCGTTTGTGCCTCAACAGCAGATAGAGATTTATACAAGCGCCACGCTTGGGTATTAGAAGATGCAACAATCCATGGCTCACCTGAAGTTTGGGCAAACAAAGTTGTTGAAATGGCTCGCCGCTGGGGTGCCCCAGTTGTTGCTGAAGTAAACCAAGGTGGAGCCCTTGTTACAAACGCCATTAATGCCATTGACCCAAATGTAAAAGTATTTGAAGTGCATTCAAAGCACGGCAAACAACTTCGTGCCGAGCCAGTAGTTCTTGCTTATGAACAACAAAGAATTCACCATATTGGATATCTAGCA